CGTGGGCTCGGAGATGTGTATAAGAGACAGTAGTTGATGTATCAGCTTGAGGTACATCAATTCCAAAAGGTGCTAATAAAGGACTAATGAGAAAGTTGACCGCAAAACCTGCAACACATACCCAAGCTGTTGCTGGTCTCCAAGATGATTGAAACCAATTACCTTTAGCTTCTTCTTTGTTGACTTCTATTTGTGCTTTTGCAATTTCGTGAATATGTTTTTCAGACATGGTTGCAAGTTCATGTGCAATCTTTTGTTTGACATCAGCATCAGGTATGAATTTATCAAGAATTTCGCTGATAGGTTGGATAAGTTTGTCTATCATAGGTTTTTGTTTGTTAGATTAATCCTCTAACTATGATGGTAATCAAGGATGCAACTATTGTTGTAAGACCGCCTAGAAGCCAAAGTCTCATACTATTTATTGATGCTTGCAAATCATCAGTTTTTCTATAAATAGTTTTCCACCTTTCTTCGCACATTTTTTCATGAACTCTTAAATCTGAATGTACATCATTGGCGGTCTTTCTTGGCATTATTCTTCCTCTACTACCTCAACCTCTTCATTTGTAGCATTGATAGCTCTATCAAATGATTGAATACATAGATTCTTATATTCATCTGTAATGACATAATCATCATAGTATTCTTGAAGTCTAGCTAGTTTTTTACCAGCAATATTTAACTTAGCAGCTAAAGCCATTTGCTCTTCATTCATATCAGCAGCTCTATATTCAGTGCCATTAAATGTAATTATTACTGGTTCTTGGTTTTCCATCTTATTTTCTTCTTTACTCATTTAACTCTCCTATAAGTTTATTAAAATTAAATTATATACTAAGATTCTAAGGTTTTTGTTATTGAGGTTGGATTTTTTTGACTTTCTATTTGTGCATCTAATCCAGCTTTTAAGTTAGCAACCTCTTCTTCACCCATAGCAGTTTCTACCCAAGCTTGTACGTCAGAACTTGTTAAGTCTGCAAAGCTTGTAAAGCTTGAAATGTCTGAAGTATCTACAGATTGAGTTCCGTATAATGTAGCTGTCCAGTTGTTGCCATCAGCATCCTGATTAGCATCATCTTCAGCGTTTAATCTCCAATGCACGTTATAAACAACGTCTGCATTACCATCTAATGTTGGGTAAGTATCAACTGTTGACACGTTCCAAGTATAATTTATTGCCATTTTTAAACTCCTGTGTTTTCGTTAGCGTTTCTTTTTGCAGTTTTAACTGCGTCTGTCCAAACTGTTGAAGCTATACCTTGAACCTCTGCTGATTCACCTGATATATCTGTATCTGCATGAGTCCATGTATCGTCATCATTCTTTACAGATAATACACAATCTAATACGTGTCTATGAAAAGACCTACTAAGCTCTACACCATCCTCTTTGATAACTGTAGCTGTTCTTATTTGTATAGTTTTGTAGTCTCCTACAACTTCTATTTTATCTTCTACTATTTCTTTTGTTATTGCCATTCTATTTTCTCCTTTTGTCCGTACCTAGAATCCACTAGGTATAAATTAAGCTGCTCTATATGTAAAAGCACCTGAAATCCTAACTCCATTTACATCATCTCCTCTAGCATAATCAGCATCAGCATTTGTTGCGTAGAATAATAAACTAGTAGTACCACCTTCAACAGATAAATTAAATGAAGCACTATTTGGATTCTGTATCCAAACTCTACCCCTTTGTTGGCTTACACCGCTTCCATTAAAAGGTAGCCCTGTTAACCTCAAATAATAATCACTTGCTGACAATACGCTTGTAACTTGTAATATAAAGCTCACATAAACAGTTTGACCAATTTTTACATAAGTTCCACCCTGTGAACCATAAACAACACCAGTTCCACCAACATCAAACGCATAACTTGGAGTCCAAGTACCTTCTTCATAATCGTCAAGATGGTTTGCTGCTGCTGTACCGCCTAGATAAGCACCGCCTGAAAGGTAGAGGTCTTTGAAGCGAGCCGCCGAATCCCCTAAGTCAATAGCCCCATCACGGCTTGCTCCATTTGTAGTGCAAGGTTTTATATCGTCAGCTAAAGGCTCCATTTTTAAGCCAACATCGCCTGCCTGAACATATAAACTATAACCAGAAGATGCACTACCAATACTTCCAACTGTTGTGCCGTCTTTGCGGAAGTTTACAATGTCACCATCACTTGAAATGCGATTAAAGTTTGCGCTGACTCCACTTGTTCTAGATGCAGAAACCCTATCGCTTTTAATAACAACGCCTTCGCCTGACGATGATGTCTCTATACTTGCATCAGTAGTACCCACCAACAGGTTGCCTGATGCATCTAGTCTAGCTTTAATAGCTTGAGCAGAACCAACTCTAAAGTCCATACCATCAGCACCATTTATAGCAGTTATTGCTGCTGTTGCTGCTGTAGTATTATTAAATACCAAAGATGCTCCTGTTATTTTTTTAAGAGTTAAGGTATCGCCACTTGTTGCTGAAAATACTCCATTACCATCAACAGTAAGCCCATCCATCGTGGCTGTTCCTGTTACGTCTAAAGCACTGGTTGGTGCTGTGTTACCAATACCTAATCGTTCAGCACTTGCATCCCAAAAGAACTTAGCTGTAGTTCCTGTATCTTCGTAGAAGGAGATGTCTCCTGTATCTCTATCAATACCTAATCTTGTTCTAACTGTACCTGAAGCACCTGATTGAATTAAAAAATCATTTGCACTACCATCAAGTTTTAACCTAAAGCCATTAGTGGCTGCATCTCCAAAGTTTGCACCTTCAGAACCAGCGTTTGTCTCAATTAAATCAACTGCTGCACTATCAGCATTGTTTTGTGAGCCACCTCGTTCAAGCGTTAATTTTGCAATAGCACCTAGTTCTTCAATACGAGCATTACCATCAACAGTCAAACCACCAACATTAGCTGTTCCTGAAAGGTGAAGGTCTGTAAACTTAGCTGATGCATTTCCAAGACCAATAGTAGCATCTATTACTGCCCCATTTTTATGTGGCAATATTGAATTAATACTAAACTGTAACCCTGAGTGAGTTGAATTACCTTCTATTACTAAATTATCACTGTTATCAACACCAATATTTCCTACATCTGAACCATTTTTAGTAATATTTACAATGCTTCCATCAGCAGAACCATCTACAGTCAAACCATCCATTGTGGCTGTACCTGTTACGTCTATGCCTGTGGCTGTGGTAGCTAGTTTGAGATTACCAGAATGATATAGTTTTACATCCCCGCCAAAAATAGCCTTCGTAGTAGTATTGTTTGCCGACCTAATAGCTGTATCTGCATCTGCAAGAAGGCGCAAGCCGCCTGTGCCTGTATCAGCAATGTAGCTATTACTACCATCATGATAAATCTGTAGGTCATCACTAGCACCAAACGTAGCCTTATCACCATCACCCAAAGCAATGCCGCCATTAGCTGTGATTTCGCCTGTAACTGTAAGAGCTGATAAAGTGCCAACGCTAGTTATGTTTGGTTGTGCTGCTGTTTGAATAGTACCAGTTACATTACCTTCAATATTAGCAACTAAAGTACCAAGTGAATTAAGAGTTATGTTACCTGTAGCACTACCATCTGCTGTTGTTAATCCTAGTGTGAACTTATCAACTGATTCATCCCACATAAAGATACCATTGTCTAAATTACCCCTATTAATAAGCATACCTGAATCATTTACAGGACTTCCTGTTAATCCTGCATTAAGCTGGAATAAGTTATCTTCTATGTCTAGGTTAGTAGTATCTAATGATGTTAGCGTTCCATTAACAGTTAAATTTCCTGCAACTGTTAAGCTATCTGCAATTTGCACATCATCAGGTAGCGATAGTGTTATATCAGCAGACTCACTACCACTTCCTGATACTGTAATCTTGTTAGCAGTTCCTGTTACTGTTGCAACATAGTTGCCTACTGTATCAGTTCCTAATGTGACTGAGTTAGCAGCTACACTTGTTGCTTGTATTCCTAGTGCATCAACAAATGCTTTAGTAACTCTTGTATCAATAGCTGAATTTGCTCTTGTTGTTGTGTAATATAAATTTGTGCCTTCTGTTAAATTAGAAGTTGTTTTATTACCAAATGCAGAATCAAATCTTGCAGTTGTGTAATATAAATTAGTTAATCCTTCACTTAAATCATCTGTATCTTTAGATGTAAAAGCTGAGTCAAATCTAGCAGATGTGTAATATAAATTAGTACCTTCTGCTAAATTAGTTGTAGACTTAGTTGCAAGTCTAGTATCAAAATCTGAATTAACTCTAGCTGTTGTGTAATATAAGTTGCTACCTTCAGTTAAATCACCTGTATCTTTAGTAGCTAATCTTGTATCGAAATCTGTATTTGCTCTTGCAGTTGTATAGTAAAGATTAGTATTTTCAACAACTATAGAAGTATCTAGTGTTGATGTAACTGATTGATTAGAACCATTACCTATAAATATTTTCCCATTATCTAAGTTAGGAGTAGCGTTACTTCTTCCAGCACCACCCACTTTAATAGAACCAGCAGCAGCATGACTTCTAATTACTTTACCTATGTTTTGTATTTGACTGGATTCACCTGTTGGAGCTGTAGTTGTATAAGCACCTGCTGTTGTAGATACATAAAGTATTTGCCCTTCTGATACGCCTGAAGTATCTAATTCTTCAATAGTACCAAAGGTAACCACTTGTAATGCAGCATTATCATTGGCATCAGATAAAGCTAATCCAAATGCAGGCATTTTAGAAGCATCATCAGCTTTAGCTTGACCAACTGTTGGCAAGTCACCTGATACGCCTGATATATAAACCACATCACCTTTGCTTAAAGCACCATCTGCTTTAGCATTAAACCTTATACCACCTTCTAAATCACCTATAAATTCTTCTGTAGCTGTAATGATATTAAAAGTAACATCATCAGTAGTAGCTACAGCTTGTCCTATAGCAATACTAGGAGTAGAACCTTCACCAGTTCCACCTGTTACTGTTACACCAGTTCCACCTGACATAGATTCAACATAATCACCAGTTGTATCAGTTCCTAAAGTAATAGAATTAATTTGAACAACTGTATCTATGTCAACATTTGCACTACCATCAAAAGACACTGAACCTACTACATCACCTGACAAAGATATAGTTCTTGCTGTACTTAGAGTATCAGCAGAATCTGCATTACCTGTTAAATCGCCAGTCACATTACCTGTAACATTACCTGTTAAGTTACCAGTAACATTACCTGTTAAATTGCCAGTAAATGTATTAGATGCAGTAATACTAACACCTGTAGTAATCCAAGCATTATCAGCAGCGTTTCTTATCTTTAATACACTGCTAGATGTATCTACCCATAATTGATGAGCAAATGTAGTTGATGGTTCAGTTGAGCCACTATTAACAGTTGCAATAGCTAAAAGAGCATTGTTTAAATCTGCCCTAAAGTCTGCACCTGATTGGTTTGCTATGTTGTAATCGTGTTGTGCCATAATAAAATCCTATTTTATATATCTTAAATCATTCAGGGGTACTTGGAAATATTACATCAGCAATATTATTAGTTGCTTGATGAGAAGATGGTAAATCCCTTAATTCTTGCCTATATGTTAACCATTCTTGTTTCTTAGAATCAGATAAAGGACAGTCATTCATTTGTGTCCAGTCTGATTCTTTTAGTAATTCGTTTCTTTTGTTTCTTAATATTTCTAATATATTGTCAGTTCTTTGTATTGCTTCACCATCAATAATTTTGTATTCATTAGGTTGATAATCACCCTCAATAATCCCTTGTCCTAGTAATAAACCTACTTCGTGCATTTCTGCAACAGTAGAAGTTGAATGGTCTATTTCACCAGTTTCTAAATTGTATACAGTAAATATATTCATTATCGTGTGTTATCCATCATTACATTAAGTGAAAGCTGAGTATGATTATAAGCTCCTGAGAAATATACTCTCCAATAAACAGTTGATTGTGATGTAGATAATGTTGTTATCTGCCCTGTATAAACATAAGTATATCCCCTATAAGTTCCAGCACTCCAAGAGATGTTTGTATTTCCATTTGCATTGACCCAAGTAGAATTATTTAAAGAATATTGAACCCTACCACCACTTACATCACCAAGAACACCTGAGAAAATAGCAACATAACCAGCATTATCTCTAACTTGAGTAATAGTTACTGGTATAAAAGAAGCATTACTGCCTGTATAGGGTGATGTTCTTTGTACATACGCCTGACCATCTCTAGCTAATGGGAACTTTGTTCCTGCTGTTACATGACTAACAATAGTAGAACTTACATTATCAAAACTCTTAACATTCAAAGTATCTACATTAATTCTTGCTGAATCCAATTGGTCGGCAGTAATCTTAGTTGCTGATATGCTATTTACTTTATCATTAGTAACAGCGTTATCTGCTATTTGTGTAGTGCCTACACCATCTGATTTAATAATTAAATTACCACTTCCATCAGTATCAATAGTAACGTTATCTATTTGTATATTATCAGCACTTAGACTACCTGTTACAGTTGCACTTGTTATGTTTAGATTATTAGCAACTATGTCACCTGTAAATGTTCCACTTGTAGCTGTAACATCACCTGTTATAGTTGCATTAGTTGCTGTCAAAGCACCTGTTGGAGTTACTCTAAATGGAGCAGAGCCAAATGTTGCATTACCTAAATAAATACCATTACTATCTGCTTTAAAAATACTATTACCTGAACCAATAGATATAGTACCACCGCTTAAAGCACCTGTAAAAGTACCACTTGCAGAACTAAGACTGCCTGAAAAAGTACCATCTACACCACTAAGAGTACCTGTAAAAGTACCATCTGCTGAACTAAGACTGCCTGCAAATGTTCCACTTGTAGCAGTTATAGCTCCTGTTATAGTTGCACTTGTAGCAACCATATTTCCTGAAGTATCAACAGTAAAAGTTCCTGAGCCAATATCTAAACTTCCTGAAGTTATAGAACCCATATTAGCTGATATAGCTGCAAGATTAGTTACTAAAATTTCATTTGCAGTTACAGCATTAGTTGCTATTTGGTCTGTTGATATAGTTCCATCTACAATTAAATCACCATCTATATAATTATTAACTACAGCAAAAGATGTGCCATTATGTTTGTATGCTTCTTGAGCATTAGTATCTGTTCTAACAACAACCACTATGTCATTATTTTTAGGATTTCTACCAAATGCAGTATTAAATTCTGAATCTGATGGAGCAGAAATTGAGTTAGTTCTTTCATATCTTAAAGTCGCTGGGAATATTGCATCATTACCAAGATTGCTAGCACCAATAGTACCAACAGTTAAACTTCCAGCAGTATAAGTAACAGTGACTCCATCAATATTAGTTAATGTTAATGCACCTGTAATCGTTGCATTTGTAGCAGTTACAGAACCATCTAAAGCCACTCTAAATGGAGCAGAAGAAAAAGTGTTATCTCCTAGATGAATACCATCTGCTGTAGATAAAGATATTCTTGATGAACCTGAACCTGCTGTTAAGGATGTAGTTCCAACACTAAAACCACCAATAGAACCTGTAGTAGCACTTATTTGTCCTGATATTGTTGCACCAGTAGCAGTCATAACACCTGCTGAAGATACAGTAAAATTACCTGAGCCAATATTCATGTCACCTGCTGTAATTGAGCCCAAATCAGCAGAAATAGCAGATAAATTGGTTACATTTATTTTATCTGCACCTATAGTTCCTGAAGTTATATTATCTGCATCTAAATTAGTAACTGTAATAACTGAAGCATCAATAGTTCCTGCTGTAATTTTGTCTGCTGTTAATGAATTAATCTTTGCATCAGTAACATTACCATCTAATATCTTATTAGTAACAATCGCATCATCTTGTATATCAGCAGTAGCAGTAGGAGCATCACCTATAGTAAAAGTACCTGATGTTGGGAATCTTGCTGGTGAAGATTCAGTTCCTAATGTGTTTAAAGAAGTAATATTAGCAACATAAGAACCTGTAGGTACAAAGTTTAAATCACAATTTTCTACATCTACTATTCTATTTATTACTTGATTGCCTGAATTATCTACAACATTAACCCTATATTGATAATCAGGAAAATCAGTTGGTTCATCCCATGATAAAAATGGTCTGCCTGTAGAACTTGAATCAGTATCAGTAAAAGTAATATTAGTCGGAGCTTTAACTGCATAAGCAGAAGGTAGGTTGGCTAATTCTTCTAATGGTTCTTCAGGTGGACTTTGCCAAGTATAAACATCAAAGTACTCTATTAAGCTAACTGCAACTAAACCATTAGGTTGTAATTCTAATGCTTCAACTCTACAAGTTTGCGATGTATCAAAAGTACCAACATAATTTAAAGTAACTATATCTCCTACATTTAACTTATACATCTCAGGAGTACCTAAGAACTGTATAGTCATTTGCTTTCTGCTTCTAACAAGAATAGCTTTAGCCATGTTGTAAGCAATGTATGGGTCAGTTACATAAGGAAACTCAGCTTTAATTTCTAATATCTCATCACCATCATCTGAATAATATTCAGGAGTAGCATCATGTAAAACTGTAGCTGTATCTAATTCGTATTTCTTATTAGCATTGAAGAACTCAACTATGACTTTATTTGCTTTTTTGTCTTTATTGCCATAATCAACTGATATACCAGCATCAGCTATAATATGGTCATCAGTAATTGTAAAAGTAGAAGTTCCTGTATCCTCTATTTGTAATTCATATTTGCCATCTATATAAAGAAAAATACCTCTCATGTTAGCGAGAAGCTCTTTAGCATTTTCCATTACATTTTTATTAGTATCTAAATATCCATTACAATGAAATCTTTTAATCTTTGCTAATGATGAACCAGTGCTTTGTGAAGAATAATTTGTTCCTAAAGTATCGTTAAAATAAACTCTGTATAATGGATTTTGGTCAAAGAATTCATCTCTTTGAATATCGGTAATTTCTTTACCTGTAATAACACCATCACCATTGTTATCATAAATATCTATTAATTCACCAATTTTATTTTGCCACCAATCACTATTAGGGTCTGAGCCACCAATGGTTATAAAGCTATCACCAGCAGCACCGCTCCAAGTTAATGATTTAGATACGCCACCAAAAAATGGATTATCAACTTCTGTATCACAAACATCAGCAGCAGAGCTAAATGTTGACATATTGATTTGTGATTCAGTTAAACCCTTTCCATATTCGTTATTTGTTATGTAATTTAAAAAAGTTAAAGCAGGGTTATCTGAATATGCATAAGTAGAAACATCATCAAATCTTTGTGAACCACTACCACCAGCAGTAGAATCTAATCTAGGGTCATAAACCTTCTTACCTCTAACCTGTACTGTTAGTTGTGGAACTCCTGACCAAATGCCTTCTTTATCGTAACCGAAGTGACAAGCTATATAAGCAATACCATTTAATTTATGTGCTGAAGTCCAATTAGGCATAGAAGCAACGAGCATTGGGTCTGCTGTTTGTGTAGCAGCACCATGATGTAGATTCATAACATATCTATATTTAGATGTTGGACTTGAGCCAAACTGACCAGCACCAGCATCAATACCAGTACCATTTTGTGAAACTGTATTTAGTGAATAGTTACCTGAAGCTATTTTATCAGTACCTATATAACCACCATCTCTAAATCTAGCAGAATCAGTTAATCTATTGCCATCTAATTCAATACTCTTACCAATAATTTCATCTACTTCACCTACTGCTAAAGCATAGACCACATATAAATCTCTTGAATCATTAGCGTTGACATCCATATAGATAATCTGAGCACCAACCCTTCTTGTACCATATATAACAGGAATCTTGCCACCAGCAGAAGTTTTGTTAGCTAAAATGTCTTGACCTTTAGCTTGCATATTTCTAGCTTGTAAATAACCCTTAACACCTGTAACAGCACTAACAGCAGTAAGTACATAAGAAATTTTTTGTAATGTATCTGCTGCTTTCCATGCTTCTCCAACAGCAACAAAAAAATTAACAATCTTATCCCAAACCATTATCTACCCCATCTAACATCTTGTTTAACTTGAGTAGCAAATTCCATTCCTTTATCACCGCTACTAAATCCTTGTTGTGATTCATCTGAATAATGTCTGCCTTTTGTTAAATTCCAGTTTGCCCAGTGAGAAGCAACAACCATGCTTAATACAGAATTATTAATATCTTCTGAAATAGTTACATTTCTTATTTGACCTGTAAAAAAGTTAATAGCACCTACAATAGTTTCATCTGAATTAAAATAAGCTAAATATATTTCTACAGTTTTGTCAGTAAAAGAACCATCTTGAACCAAAGACCTAACTTGGTCAGTAATATTTGAAAAACCTAAATTAATTTCATTAACTTGTAATTGACCTGTTTCAGTGGTTGCATTAACTGTTAAAAAAGAACCACCAGCTTCATAGCTATTAGAATCATAAGTAACATCAGAATACCAATCAGTTAATCTGATAGTAGATGATAAATTAAGTTCAACTAAAAAAGCTGTCTTAGTTGCTGTTGATGATACTTGAGTTTGTAAAGCAGATGATAAACTTCTAGGCATTAGGTTATAACCTCTCTAACATCAAATGAAATACTATAAAAACCACTAGCATCTGTTGAATACATAATCTCATTATTTTCAAGATAAACAGTGAAACTAGGTTTATTTACAGTAACAGCTTCATTATCTGCTAGAGATGCTACTAGATTTGGTGATATAAGAACAGTTAATGCTCCAGTACCATCAGAATCAATATCTGATTGAACCATGTAGACTTTACTATGATTTGCAAATTTAATTATGTCTCCAGCCTTTAAAGCACCTGTTTGACTAGCTGTAAAGCCATCTAAGACTATAGAAGCATCTCCTGATGTATGTGCTCCAACTACTTGAATATCTGTTTCTGCCTTGCCTGCACCTAAGTTATCTAAAGGTGCAACAATAGTAAAGTCCTCAAAAGAACCTTTTTGTTTTTGTAAAAATGCAAATACTTCTTGAGCCTTTTCTTGTTGTAAGGGTGGCATTTGCACTGTAAAAGAAAAATATTGAGCACCTATTTGTCTGACTTGTTTTCTACCTGATAAAGTCTGATTAACTAAGGTGGGTCTATTATCTTTAAAATTTAAACTTCTAAAATTGGGAGATGTTGGAAATTGTCCTGACATTATACTATCCCCATTTTGCCTTGATTATTCATGGCATTGTTTATGATTGATGTTATTAAACCTTTTCTTGATGCTAGTAACTGGTCAAATCCAGCAGCATCTACTGTTGATATATTAAAGTTGACTGTAGCACCCATACCCTGACCTTTAGTATGGTCAATAACAGTTTCATTAGGGTGTAATATTGCAGGGAATCCACCTCTTCCATCTATACCACCTGCTCTTACACCCATACCTGTAAAACCACCACCTTCATTAGTAGGAATTTTTATCGAACTTGTTAAAGCTGCTGCTTGAGCAGTTGAGCCTTCCATGTGAGCACCAATATCACTTATAGTTCCTTTAACCATACCAACTAATTTTTGAACTATAAATACATTTATTAATTCATTGATAACTGCTCTAGCAACTGCTGTTGCTAAATCTTTAAAATCATTAAACTGTTCACTTGTTGCATCAAAGAAGTTTTTAAAAGCATTTGTTAATTGACCCTCTACTGTATCTGCAAAGTTTTTAACTACTTGTATTGATTCAGTAATTTCTGATTTAATTCCTTCAAAAGTATTTGTTATTTTAGGTAAAGTAATATCTTCTAAACCTGTAGCAGCATCTCCAATATCTTCCAAACCTTCGACACTTTCATCAAAAAGTTTATTCATTCCAACTATTGCAGCACTAGCTGCTGCTATACCAGCACCAACTTTTACTAAACCAACACCAGTAACACCTTGTAATAAAGTACCTGCTGTAGCTGCTGCTTGAAATGCTTTTGCTAAATTAACAACTGTAACTGCTACTGCTGCTATTCTTTGAGCTACCATTACTGAAAAAGCTACTGCAAACATTTTTGCTAATATCTCTATATTTTGTGCTAAAAATCCAACAGTATTAGCGGTAGCTGCAAATATACCTGTTGATTTTTCAAATTCACCGACAAGTGTTATAAAGTTTGTTTTGAGCATACTTATTGATTGCCCAATGGTCATATTCATATTACCAACAACTTTAGATGTTTCTGCTGTTGCTGATATTAATGTTGGTAAAATATTTTCTGCTGTAATTTTACCTTGAGCACCCATTTCTCTTAATTGACCTGTAGAAACACCCAATCCTTTAGCTAATAATTCAGCTAAGGCAGAGTTTTGTTCCATAACAGAATTAAGCTCATCACCTCTAAGTGTTCCTGAAGCTAAACCTTGAGCTAACTGTCTTGAAGCATTTGCAGCTTCAATAGCAGAAGCACCTGAGATAATAAATGTGTTTGCGACAGTTTGTGTCGCATCAGCAACTTGTTGTTGAGATAAACCCATCTCTTTAGTTGCAAAAGTAATTTTTGCAAACAAGTCACCTACTGCATCAAAATCTGACCTTGATTCTAATGCAATTCTTTTCATGTGTGCCATAGCTTCTGCTGTACCAGCAGCAGTACCAGTTAAAGCACCCATTCTGTTTTGAAGATTAACAAATGTGTCTCCTGCTCTTACAAGCTCTCTGACACCAAAAGCAGCGACAATCTGATTTCTTAGATTTCTAACAGCATTTTGCGTAGAATCTATATCTCCTTTAAATTTTCTAAAAGCAGCACCAGTTTTATTTTCTCCTAGTATTCTTACTTTTATATCAGATTTAGCCATTTTGTTTTTGTATTTCCTCTTGTTGTATATTTAGATAAGCAATCCAACCATTAAACTCTTCTAGAGTCATTTCTTCAATTTCAGCAACAGTTTTGTGCAATCTTTCTGCTAGAGCATACATAGAATATAGCTG